GTAGATTCATCAGTTTGTACTCTATGATCTCCTGCTGGATCGCCAAAAATGTAATAACTTTTACTTTGATACAATGCTAGTTGCTGTTTTAGAATATCTGAAAATTTTACAATACCCATATCTTCTGCAACTAATTCATCAAAGATAACCCAACGATGACGCACTTTTTGTCCAAATACAGCTGCTGGTGTCAATCCAAAATCAATACCAATATATATTGGCAAATGTGGTGAAACAGCAAGTTCTCCTTTTGCTACATGCACATCATGTCTAAACTCTTCATAAACAGGTTTACCATCTTCAACTAAGCCTAATTTATTAAGTACATAGACATCAATCCAGGATTTAGTTTTACCACGAATAATATTACGATAATAATTAGGTGTTAAGTTTTTAATGTTCTCTGCTTCTTGACTTTGTTCATAACCTTCAATCTCTTTACTTTTATTGCGTATTTCATACATTGCAGGAGGTTGATTAAAAAACTTCCAGTTATCAGGTTTAACTAACATCTTTGCTTCTTGTTTAGTAATGTAGTCAGGCAATACAGTTTCACCTGCTAGGATTGGCCACCAATGTTCTGAATCAGGTGCGTTAGTATCACATATCACGCCATACCAAGTTGCTCCACCATCACGCATACTTGGATAACGACCTACCCTCATCGTACACGCATCAACAATAGACTTAGGTATTTCTCTCGCTTCGTTAACCCATACTCCTGTAAGTTCTAATGATAAAAGTTTCTTAACATCTTCTGGTCTATCCAATGCTAGAAAGATAACTTCTAAATCTATTTCACCTTTTTTGATATGATGCGTAAAAGGTACTGACCAATGAAACTTACCCCACTCTTCTTCTGGAAACCAGTCTAGCCAAGTTTTAATCGTGGTTGTTTTGAGTTGTGGATTAGTATTACGAATAACTGCCCACCTGGATTTACGCACTCCTTCAGCATTCGGTTCTTGTTGTAATGCTCTTCTAAGAATCTCAATACAGCAAGAAACTGACTTGCCACTACCAACTGGCCCACGCAATCCACGAAAGAAAGAATCATCTTTCATAAATTGTGATGTCGTTTTACCTGGTGATTTATAATTCAGAGATCCCATGATTGACTGCTAGTTCATATAGTTTTTCTAAAGTTTGTGGAGTTATTTTATCTAATATTTTATCAGCTTCCATATCCGTACAAAATTCTTTAGGATATTCTTTCATGTGAGATATCTTAACTACATTCCTAAGCATCTGCCATTGTGAATGATTATATTTATTTCTTGTCATTCTTCATTTTTGCCTTTGTTTTTAAATGCTTAACTAATATTCTTTTCTGCACATTACTTGCTAATTCTTTAAAATGAAATAATTGTTTACTGTCCTTACTATGACTAGCTCCACTATGTAACTGACCATTCATCTTATGAGTTTCACCTGTAAATAATGTGCCATTTTTAAAATAATGTGGTACGCCTTTCATTATGCACTCCTATATTTTCTAACCTTTCTTGCGATTGCTTTAGGTTGTTTACTAAACTGTTTTCCTGCTGCTTTATCTCTACGCTTCTTAGCTGTTGTTCTTGCGTACTCTGACGCAGATAAATTTTTTATTGCTTTCTCTGGTAAATAACGTTCTCCTGTCTCACTTGACTTCTTACCTGATCTAGTACGCCATTTTTGTTTTGACCACCTAGCCAATGATGTTTTAGCTTTACTACCACCCCTGTAGCCACCCCCTGCTTTCTTATAGGCTTTGACAGCTGCTTGGGCTTTTCGGCCACTCCATTGTCCAGCTGCTGTGCCATGAGACGCTTGAGCCTTAATCCTTGCTACAATGCGTTTCCATAATGCTGGTTTAGTTTTTGTTGCTGTATGTTTCATACTGGTTTTTGGTTATAAATAATTTCATTGGCCATAGCTTCGGACTGCTCACGACTATGTCCTTTAAGAATTTTATGTTCCACATAAGTCAACCATGCTTTAGCTTTACGTTCTTTCTCTTGTTTTTGGTCGTTTTTTAGAATTTGTTGACTGCGTAACTCTGCTTTTTCTAAACGAGTTAATGTTTGTTTTTTGCGTTTAATCGGTTTTTTACGATCAAGTTTTACAGCTGGCATTATCTCTGTCCTAGATAAACTTTTCTTTTCTTACCAGTTTTTGGATCAGTTATAATACGAGTGCCATAACGATCTCCACCCATTAAACTTACTTTTCTTTTTGGTTTAGCTTTATCAGGTTTTGGCCCAGCATCTCCAGGTGTGCCACCTTTAAAATCTTTCATAGAGGTTCTTTTCATTGCTCCTGATTTACGGTTTTGATTAGCTTTGATTACTTCATTAATACCATATAAAGCAGCTGATCCAGCTGTTACACCAGCAGCAACTTTTTTAACTGTACCTCTACTTTCTTTTTTAGGTTTATTTTTAGTTGTGGTTTTTTTGGCTGTAGTTTTAGTTGTGGTTTTTTTAGGTGTATCTTTTGCAGCAGAAACAACGGTTTTTTTACCTCTACGCTTACTGACTATTTTGGATTTTTCAGGTGTAGCTTTTTTAGCTTTTTCTATAAACTTTCTTGCTTTATCAACATTTTGAGCAGCAAAATCTCTAAATGATTTATATGCTTTAGTGCCTACGGCTAACTCTGCAATATCTCTTGTGCCTTGCCTAGCCACAAGAAAATAAGTACCTGCTCTTCTGACAATTTTATAAACTAAACCACCTGTTCCACCTAATAGCGTACTTATTCTTTTTAAATTTTTAGCATATGCTTTCTTACCAGCTGCATCTTCTCTAGCTTTCTTTTTCTCGAACTCTAGTTGCATTCTAGTTTGAGATTTTTTATTTCTTGTTTGTACGGCCATGATTATCTCCTAAGATTTGATTATGCCTTTTTTTTCTTTTTTTTCAAGTTTTGATATCGAGCTAACAAACGTCTGCCTTTTGCTACAGCTGACGCTTTGTCTCCATTATGTCCCCAGGCTACCAAAGAAAGTTTTAATCGTGTAGGCCTTCCTTTCTCATCTTTAAGTGGCCCACGAGCTGAACCCATACGCACTAGAAAAGAGCCTTTTCTTCTCATTTTTTCAGGAGTATCGGCTGCACCTTTAACTGGAGCTTTTAGATTGCCACCTGTTTGTTTGTTGTAAGAAGCACGACCTTTGGCATTTAAACCACCTTTAGGATTCTTACCAGCTTTACGCTGCCAAGCTGGAGTTCCCATTAGTAACCGTATTTCTTTTTGCCAGGCTTAGGCTTTTTAGTCTTTGAAGGTTTTTTTCCCATCTTCCACCATCTGTTTTAACATTAATTTTTTCTTACGTTCTTGAATTTTCTTAGACTTAGCATCTAGTTTATTCAAGGTATCTTTATAATTATTTAACAATTTTTTATTTTCATCAAGTAAAGTTTTGGTTTTATAAGTGCCACTTGGTAATACCATATCTTCATCACCACGTTTTAATATACGTTCCAAGTTATCCACAGCTTTCTGCTTACCCTTAATCTCTTTTTGCAAAGGAGCTTTTTCTTTGGAAAGTTTACTGATCTGTTTAACTAATTGTCGTATTAAAGCATTCATAATTCGACTTTAGCAGAAAAAAATATTTTTTGAAAGACCGAACCTTGAGAGCAAATAATGTGTGAACGGTATGTCTCTTGTAACAGATGTAGCAATTTTCTAAGCCCCCTACTGCCCTGGAGGTAGATGCGTAATATTCATATAGAAAAGCCACTAGCTCAAATCAATATTGATATGGAAGTCTCCACTAACTAAATGCTGATGCTTCTCTGGTGCTTTGAATCCTGCCCTGTCTAGAATATCCTTACTTGCTTCCAACTGCACATACTCTGATTTCGCATCAGCTGACAACTTATATAACTTCGCTACTGCCTTTGCACTACTCAATCCTAATGTAGCCTGAATCTGTTGTGCCATATACTGTTGAACTTCAGGCTTCTTTAATAACTTGTATCCATTCACCTTTGCACTCGTTCCCTTATACCCTGCACCTCTTGAAGCCTCCTCGATAGAACATCCCTCGGATACTAGAATATCTACGAGTTTCTTTGCTTTTGGGTTCATAGGTCGTGGTGCTTTCGGTAATCCTGCATTCATAGTGTATGTGTCCAAATAACCTCTCGAAATATATACATATCACAAGCTGTACTATACGTCAACCTACCGAGATACGAATAGCCTTTTGGACACATTCTCTATCGCTTCGCTACCATGCAGGAGCAACTTACCTCAACCCCACGAGGGTAGCCAATGTCATGAAAACATGGGTTCGGGGTGGGTTCCTTGTTGCGTTGTGTCTTGGACAACGCACCTACTTATCCAACCAGTATAACATTAGAATATTCTTATATACTTTATAAATATATCTTATGACCAGCATCAAAAAAAACATGAAAAAAGATGAATAAAAAACTTGTAAATAGAACAGATTTTATTATAATAGAACAAATAAACAACACAATACAGGAGAATAAAATGGCACAAGCAAGAACAGATTTAGAGTGGGCAGAATTTGATGTAAATTATTATAAAAACGAACTTGAAGGCCTAAAATGGGAATGGAGAAACGCAAGAAATATCAAGGGCAAAAAGGGAGATGAACTTTTGCATTGGATAGTAGTACGACAATTAAAAACAAACAGAAAACTGAATAAGGCATACGAAACACTTATTGATTTAAGAAACAACATGGAGAAATAAATGACTAGAAAAGATTATATTGCAATTGCTAATGTTATCGTAAAAACAAAAGCATATAGAAATGTTGATTTTATTGTTGAATTAATGGACATGTTTGCGGAGGACAATTCAAGATTTAATCCAGAACAATTTGAAAATTATATTGAAAATATTTATTCTGTTTATCATGAGGAGGGCAAGCAATGAGTAAAAAAAGACAAGGCGACAATGTCATCATTCTTGGCAAGCCTATTGAACAAACAGCTGAACAGATTGGAAAAGAGTTACAAGCATTATTGAAGCAACATGTACAGATACAAGAAGATTTAGTTAAACAAACCAATGAAATTATAAAAGGAATAAGCAATGAGCCACGAGATAAACCAAAGAATAATTGAGGAATATGTACTTGAAATTGAAGCA